TGCGCCCATTGGCGTGTCAGTCTTCGTCGCCATTCTCTTCCTCGGGCTCGTATTCCATGCCCTCTTCTTCCTCATCCTCGCGCGCCTCCCACGCTTGGCATGCGCGCAGATCGTGGCAGATGAAGTCGAACTTCTCGCAGTACCCGCGGAACCCGGCGCCCACATCCCATGCGTTCCAGGGAATGCGCTCCATCTTGACCTGCATGCCGACAGAGTTGTCGTAATACTCGCAGTTCGAGCACCGGCGGCGCCGCGCCTCGGATTCATCGACCTGCATGGCCTTTGCCAGCGCCATCCAGTACGGCTTGTTCGCGCCACGCTCGTTGCTCGGCTTCTCGGGGCCGAGCATCCAGTCTTCGATAACCACGCGCGTATTGGCGCGGTTCTCTGCCGGCGAGATGAAGTCATCCTCCGGGATGCCGCCAAGGATCAGCAGCGTGGGCATTTCGGCGTCCATCAGGTGATCTCCCGGCCCGACACGCGGAACGTCAGCGCCGTGGCCGCACTGGCAATGGTGCTGATGAACCCACCCGGCTCCAGCGCCTGGCCGACAAGCTCAGGGCAGAGATACGTCTCACCCGGCACGATGGTCTTGTCGTCAATGACGAGGTTGCTGTTGCCGGCAGAGCCACTGACCGTCACCAGGTTCACGCTCACCGTGCGGTTCACCGTGTCGGTGTTAGTGATCGTGGCCTTGTCGATGATGGCCTTGCAGTTGTTGGCCGTGTACTGCGTGGTCTGCGTGGCTTGCAGTTGCAGCGGCGCAACGAGTACCTTTACGGTGACGGTCATTGGACCCCCTGGATGTTGTTGCTGACGGTGAGGATGATGGACGGAATGCCCGGGTGCGGCGCCACGGCCCCAGACGCCAGTAGGCGCACGCCGAGGTCGGTTACCGAGAACATCAGTTCCACGTAGTCGTTTGGTTTGAGGTTGAAGAAGTAATTGAGCGCCAGGAACACCTCGGCATTATTGCCCTTCACGCGAACCTGCGACGCGGAATTTGTTACATCAACGCCATTCAGTCGAAACCACAGATAAAACTCCTCATCCGTGGCCACCGTGCTATCCAACTGAATCGATGTTTGGAAGTTGTAAATCCCCTCCTGGTCCACGATAACGTGTGAGGTCGTCGTGCCAATTCGCACACCGCTACTTAGGTCGGTGGTGTTGAACGTGATGGCCTTGGCCGTGTTGACGGTGCTCGCCGTCTGCGTGGTCGTGTCGTAGAACGAGCCATATCGCGCCCGCTTGAACTCACGCGGTGGCGGCGCCGTGGCCAGCAGGGCGACGGTATCGTTCAGCTTCGCCAGATCGTCCAGCGCCTGCGTGGCACGGGCCGAGACAGCAGACACCTCCATCGCCACAGCCTGCGCGGTCTGCTGGGCCTCGATGGCCGTTTGCAGGGCCTGTAGGGCGCGGTTGTCGGCCGCGGCATTGGCGGTGGCGCCTTCCTGCTGGAGCGCCGTCAGTGTGTCCAGCGCCTCCGTGGCTTTGCGGTCGGCCACGGCGCAGCAGATGGCCGCGGCCTGTGCAAACTCAGCGATCTGGCCCAGCGCCTGGATGGCCTTGGCGTCGGCGTTTGCCGCCAGCGTGAACACCTCGTTCACGAAGTCAGGAGCGATGGCATCGACCGTCGCAAACAGCTTCTCGAACTGCTTGATCTGCTCGAAGTCCTTGAGGAACGTGGCGAGCTGATCGCGCGTGAGGTTCAGGCGCTGCGTAGCCATGTCAGTACGCCAGTGCCTCGATCTGCGCCTCCAAGCGCAGGAACGACAGGTGCGCTGCCGAGGTGCCGCGGAACCGCTGCATGCGGAAGTTGCGCATCATGCCCTGCTGCCACCAGATGAGGCGCTTGGCCGCGTTGCCCGTGGTGCCGGCAGAGATGAAGCGATCCTGGCTCCACGATTGCCCGTCGAGCGAGTACGAGGTGCTGATCTGCGGGTTCACGCCCAGCGGCACGCGGCCGGTGAGCGCGACAAGCTCGAGTTCGTGGACGACGGCGCCCTTGCCGCCGTTGTACAGCATGAGCGTGCCGAACTCCCAGCGTACCTGCTGGCCGTAGTGGTCGCTCGTCAGATCGGTGGTGTAGCCCACAGCCGATGACAGTGGATCACCGATGTTCCAGCGGTCGAAGCACCACACGAAGTTGCGCGCACGGTACGGCGCGAACCCCACGAGCGTGCTGGTCACCGTGAACCAGATTTGCTGGTTGGTGGCCTGGCTCGCAGCGTAGTCGTACACCAGCGTGCGGTCAGACAGATGCACGTACAGGTGCTGGTGGGTCTTGTCGTTGCGCGCCTCCAGCTTGGCAAGCGCAAGCTGCGGCTCGGTGTAGTTCAGCAGCAGTTGGTCGATTTCCTGCGTGCTGATCTTGTTGGCATTGCCGTTGGCGCCGATGTAGATGCCTGGCGCCTCGTTGAAGCCGCCGCCAAGGAACGCGACCGCCTCTGCGAAGACGCAACAGGCGTGGGTGCCGATGCAGCCCTTTTCGATCTGCGCGCCGTCGATACGTTGGAACGGGAAGAAATCCCCGCCCACGTTGTCGAACACCTCAATGGTGTGCCGGTTCAGCGCGTAGACCTCGTTGCGCACCTTCAGCAGCGCGTTCACGGGGTCGGGATCGACCTCGCTGCTGCCGTACTTCAGTGGGTTGACGTCAAGCGGGTTGGTCAATTCGGTGACGACCAAGAACTGACCGTCAGTCGTCATCCAGTAGCCGTCCACCCAGACGACATCGACCACGGTGCCGAGGTCGGGATCGACGTTCTGCTGAAGCGTGCTGGTGGCGGGGTTCCAGAACCACAGATTGCCGGCAGAGGCAATTCCCAGCAGGTCGAACGAGTAGTCCAGCGTGACGAGCTTGCCGTCGTCACCTACATCGCCCAGCACGGTGACGGTGCCGTTCTGCGCCACTGTGACGAGCTTGCTGCCCATCACGCGGTACAGGATGCCGTCCCACTCAATGCCGCCGCGGTCGGTGCCAGGCCCAGTGCCGTTGGAAATCAGGCCGTCAGCGGGGCGTAGGTACTCCTGCGAGACGCCAGACTGCGTGGGCACCGGCACCAGATTGACCGGGTAGCTCACCCGGACGTTTGGGCCGTTGTCGGTGAAGACGCCGCTGAGGATGGGGACTTGCATGGGTCAGCACTTCCATGCGCGCAGCGCCTTGTTGATGCGCGAATCCGGGTCGCGTGCGGTTTTCTCGCTGGTAAGCTTGGCCTTCATGCCCTCCATGCGGGAGCAAAACGACTTGCGCCGCGCCGCGTCCTTCTCAGTCTTCGGGTTCGGTGCCGGCGGCTTGAGGTTCATGCCCTGCGCCTTGGCAGACGCGCGGCCCTTGGCATTGAGGCCGCCCTTCGGGTTCTGGCCCTCCTTGCGCTGCCATGCCGGCGTCTTGGCCATCAGGCGATCCTGTACCACGAGTTCGTGGCCTGGTAGAACCGCATACGGAAAAAGTCCTCGGCCGCCAACGTGGTAGGGTCGCCGTATGCGGCCGCGGCGCCGTTCAGGCCGAGCGTGAACGCCGTGATCTGCTGCGTGGTGGTGATCAGCACCTCGGTGCCGTCAGGCGTGCTGGTGTTCAGCGGCAGCGTCACGGTGCCGGCGGCCAACAGGCCGGCGGGCTGCAGCAACACCCACTGCTGCTGCGCCACGGGCGTGGGAACCGCGATGTTGAACCCGGTGGCCGGCACGTACAGGTTTGTCGCCAGCGTGGGCGCGGCAAACTGCTGCTGGAAGTACGTCAGCAGGGCCGACAGAGGCAGGCGCCGCGAATCGCCATTGTTGGGCGACCACACGGGAATCTGGTCACCGCTGTTGGGCTGGTCGAGCAGCGGAAGCTGGTTGATCGTTGCCATGCTGGCCTCAGTAGAGTTCGAGCAGACCGTCGCCGTTGACCGTTACGCGGTCCACGGGTGCCGGCAGGAATGGGTCGTCGTACACGCGCCACGGCTTGTTGCCGGCGCCCGCAGGCATGGTGCCCGGGAACTGCTGCTCAGGCGGCATGGCCGCGCGCGACAGCAGCGTGTTGTAGCCCTGCTTGGCCACCGCCAGCGTCTGCGGCATGATGCCCTTGCCGTAGCCGGCAGCAATACGCATGCCAAGGTTCGTGATAATCGCCTCGTTGGCGCTGTCGGGCACCTCTGACGGAGCGTTGATGTCGCTGTTCTGCGGGGAGCCCGGCAGCGGATAGCCGAGCCGGATGCCCTTGGCGTTCCACTCGGCCATCATGGCATCGAGCCGGCGCAGCGCGGACTCCAGTTGCTGCGGCTGCAGGTCGAAGACGTAGGCCGCCAGGCCCACCTCCTCGAAAGCGGCCTCCACGAATTGTTTTTTAGAGTACGGCATCAGAGCGGCTCCTTCATGGCAGCATTGATGCGCCGCAGCAGCGTGCCGTCAGAGGTGCGGCCGTCGAACTTCACGCCGAGTTCGCGGGCTTTCTGCTCGAGTTCGGCACGGGTCGGCGGGGCGTCGTCATCGGGCACAGGAGCCTCTGAAATCGGCGCGGCGGGCGCAGATACCTCCTCGGCCGAAATAATCGCTCCTGCGGGCTTCTGGGGGGCTTGGAAGCGAAGCCACGGCTTGAGCTTTGCCACGCGCTTGGCCTGCACCTTGTTCAGACCGGCCATGAACGCGGGCTCACCCGCTGCGGCAATGGCCTCCAGCGGCGTGGCGTGGTAGTCCTGCGCCAGGTGCGCGTCGTACTCCTCGATGGAGTTGACGACCACGTAGCCGTACCGGCCGCCGCTGCTGTGACGGTACGTGCCGGGTGCGTGGTAGA